GATAATAAACAATAGTGGTCAGAATATAGAAATTATAGAAAAGGAATTTATAAAATATTTTGAAAATCGTGAAAAAGAAATAAAAAGAATAGTGATTGAAGATGTGCCCCATAAATATCAAAGGAGAATTTTAGAAATTCTTTTAGAAGAAAATAATTAAAACTACCCTCCATTTTGGAGAGAAAGAATATGAACAGAGAAATGACAAAACAAGATTGGACATCGCTAACGATTGTGTTAATTAGCTCAATAAGTTTTGGGATATGGCTATCAAATTTCTTCGCTGGGCTATTCTTACTTTCTGCGTATGTTTATGTAAACAGAATAACTGGAAATTAGAAATTAATTTAATCCCTCCCACCGAAAAAAAGGTAGGGAGGAAAAAGAAATAATTAACTCGGAGGCAAAACCCCGATAAAAGAAGATGAAGACATACATCATCACCGACACGCATTTTAATCACAAGAAACTGATTGAGTATGGCAGGCCAGATAACTTTGATGATTTATTATGGAAAGAACTAGGGAAACTTCCAAGTAATTGTTTGTTGATACATTTGGGAGATGTTTGCATTGGTAACGATTTAGAAGTTCACGAAAGATTAAGGTTATTACCTTTCATAAAGATTTTAGTTAAAGGAAACCACGATAAAAAATCAGATAATTGGTATTTAGAGAAGGGTTGGGACTTTGTATGCGAACAATTTACGAACACATATTTTGGTAAAAAGATTTTATTCTCTCATATCCCTGTCGCTTGGGACGGATATTACGAATTAAATATTCACGGTCATTTTCACGATTCAGACCACAGAAGACACGAAACAGGGTTAATGGCGATAAAAAACGGGTATCAAAAACTACTGGCAATGGAATACACAAATTACAAGCCAGTTTTATTAGAGGAATTTATTAAAAACTAATCAGAGCTTTACGCTCAAAAGATGTATGAACTTTGAAGAAGAAAATAAAAGAGGGTTTTCGCCAGCAATGAAAGTAATTGTGTTGACTAAAAATCACAAGCAAGAAATGTATTTTTCGGCACAAATGATAGAGCAAGCAAAATATAAAGGTCAACAGATTGAAAAGATAATTGATGAAGTCTGGGAAATACAAAAAAAGTTTGAAAAATAATTAACGGGCTTTAAGCTCAAAAATGGTATGGAAAAGAGTTACGAAAAAAATGAAGATTGTGTTGATTGCGACCATTGCTGGATTTGCCTTATTTGTAGAAAACATTGGGAGAGTGAAGAAGGCGCAAAAAATTGCAACCATAATAAATAATCATTAAACAGCCTTGCACGCTTTAAGTGCAGAGAATATGATAAAAGAATTTTTAGCAAAATTAAGGAAGAAAAGTAAACCATATTACAGGACAGGGTGGGATTTAAACAACCAAGCGACGTCATTATTATGGACAGGTGAACTTTCGTCTTCGGACGAAGCTCAAGAGAAAAAGGAGGATTTAAGAATTGAAAAGAAACCAGTTGAAGTATTTAAAGAGATTTTTACCGAAGAACCAAAATTAGATTTAGTGAGTTTAGATAAGAAAATTGAAATGGTAGAAAAGAGAATTTCTGTTTTGAGAGATTTCGTTGGCGGAAATATATCAGACGATATGGAGGCTTTAGGATTTTTAAAGGCAAGAAAGAAATTATTGAAAACCAAAATTGAATTTAGGTGGGCGACTACAAATCTAAAAAGTATACAAGATTTAGTTGGTAAATATAAATTAAGAATGGTTGATTTTGCGAGTTATGCGAAGAATGTTCCAATGGAGGCAGTTGATGAGTTAGAAAAGTTTATGGCCCAATACGAAAAGGTCAGAGATGACCAACCAGTGTTAAAACTTATTATTGACGAAGGCGGAAAAGAAGCAAAGAAAGACCCTATCTTACTGGCAAGTTCTCCTTTTGGAAAATGGTTTTATATTTTAGGAGCGTGGGATAAAGAAGTAGAAATTGTAGATGATTTAATTTATAACGGTAAATAATTATCCCCCGTACTTGGTTGCTTTGAGGAGGTGGCGTAATTGCAATAGCGTCAGGGCGAACCGCCTGTGAGATGGTATCAATCGGTAGGTGCATAAATGATTAGTCCGAGCAGAGTGAAATTCTTTGCCCTCCTCTTCAAAATAGCCAAGTACAAATATTATTAAAGGTAACAGGTGTTACCATACAAAATTATGCCAAAAGAATTACAAGATTTACTTAAAAAAATATATGCCGAGAAAAGGAAAGCGAAGGAAGAGGGTAAGTGGGGCGAGAATGATGCTTTGACTTGCGAAATTCTTGGCTTAGTGGAAGGGTATTTATTCGGATTAAGCCCCTCGCAGAGGAAATAATAATTAATGGGTAGATAAAGGTCGGAGTTAATATTAAATAAAATAAAAAATTATGTTTGAAGAATTTAATTTTGAAAGATTCAATGGTGTTAATAAAAAACCCTCAAAAGGAGGATTAACGGTTAGAAATGGAGGCATCAATATTCTTGAAATAAATTTTCCTGATTATGCAAGAGTGGATATTTATACCGATAAATCAAATAATGCAATAAAAATAATTGAAGGGGATTCCTTGAAAGTTTTTCATAAAAACAAGGGACGAGGAGATAAAATTGGGCGCGTTATTAGTGCTAAATCATTATTAAGTGCAAAATTGGTGGAAATAGGTCATTACAAATACGTCGGAAATAATGTGTTTGTTTTAGACGAATTATATATAAATAAAAAGGTTAATCAATCGGGGGAAGAATAGAGATTACTAATTTTAGATAAAGGATATGAAAAACGAAATAACTATTGAGTTTATAAAAAGATATATATCAGCTTATTTATCTGATTACAGTCAGCTTAATGATTCTCTTGAAGTTGTTGTTAAAGATTGCGCAGAAAGAATGGGAAAAGATATTGTAGCCTTTGTTGATATGCCTTCTGAACAATTACAAGTTGTTGAAGATTACGCCACTTTTTATACTCCCAAGACTTGGTTTCAACATTTCAAAAAAACTTATTTTAACGACTGGCTACTTAAAAAATTCCCTGTACAATGGCACGAAGAAAAAATGAGAGTTGAAATAAAAATTAGTGCTGTTTACCCTCAATTACCACAAGTTTTTAAGAAGGGCGTAGGACAAATAAGATACCATTATGGAAAGGATTCCCCAATATCTCATTATCCAACAGTAAATGACGGAGAGAATTATTTTTAGCCCCATATATGTAATTATGAAATCTAAAAGCATCATAGAGAAAGGGAAAAGGTTAGAGAAGTTTTTGTGCCAAGAAATTGAAGCTATGGGTTTGGGAGTTTCCGTAAGGACTCCCGGCTCTGGAAACGGCCTGCACAAGGGGGACATATTTAATAATTTAAAGTTTCTGTTTGAATGTAAAAATGAGAAGCAGGTAAACATATTAAAGAATATAGACCAAGCCAAAAACCAAGCAGAAAAAGGCAATAAGTGGCCGGAAAAATGGGCGCTGATTAGCCGGGACCCGAGATACCCTGAATTTGAAAAAGTTTACGCGACAATAGACTTATGGCAATTTTTGGAATTACTGAAAAGAAATGAAGAACCAATGATAAAAGAGCCGGATAGGCAGACAAGTTGGCATATTAAGTCGGCTATCAGCGCTTTAAAACTATTAGAGAAAGATTTTAATAACTAATATGGAGAGAGAACTTGCGCTCATATTTTTTGTCTTGGTTATAGGATTTATAGCAGATATTTTAATTGTCTTAAAAAAGTTTAAATACATATGAGCGAAAAAGCAAAATCAGTTTTATTTATGTTTCTATTTTCGTATCTTATTTGGGGCGGGTTGAGTTATACATTTCTGATGACGGCCATTGAAAATTACATATCAAAGATTGAGTTCAGGGAAAAAATATTGAGAGGAGAATGTACTCTTATTGACCAGTATGGAAACTGCTATTCCGCCAAACAATATCAAGACATTTTAGAGAATAATAAAAAAGAGGCAACTAAGGGTTTTTACGGATTATGAGTTCATTTTTCTGGACAACTGTACAAGTGTTGATGATAGTGGGGTTTTACTTTATTTATTTCGGGTGGGCTTATTTCGGTTTATACTCCGGATTTATCTGTTGGATTTTTGAGACAATATGGTGGGGAGTTTTTACATTAAACATTTTAAATATAGAAAATAACGACTGATGAATAACAAATATTTCACAAAGTCAACAAGGGAAGATATTTATGAAATGTTAAAAATGATTAAAAGTGGCTTATCACTTTCTGAAATAGGAAGACTATTGCACCGGGACCATACGAGTATTATGTATTGGATTCATAAGATAGGCCCAGCTAATATATTTGTGGAAAACTTTGAACCAAAGAGTGCTATATTGAATGTAGAGATATATAAAAAAGAACCAATAAAAGTGGACTGTTGCAAAGTTTGTAGGAAGGAAAAAATTGATAAAAAGTGGAAACTGACTGATTATTGTGGCCTTTTATGTTGGCACGAAGAAAACAGAAAGCCACGACAAAATTTATATTGGTAAATTATGGAAACTGAAACAACTAAAAAAATACCATTGAAGATAACAGAAGAGCGTGAACTCAAAGCGTTTTTATTTATCGCGCAGGCAGTGAATATTGAATCGCAACAAGGAGTGCATATTATATTTAGCTATGATTTAGAAAGAGCAATGGAGAATGTTGAGAAGATAGTTCCGCTGAATATGTTTATTAAAGAGTCCGGCTCTGTCCTCGTAAAAGATTTATTTAAAAGAATTGAGGGATTTGAAAGAGTGATAGACCCACCCCAAAAGATTGAAGTCAGATTACCGCCAGTATTATCTACAAGAGAGCAGTTTATAAACAATCTAAAGCTTTGTGCGAATGAGTATGTTGAAAATAAAAAAGATAAAAGTCAATTACTAAAAATAATTGATAAATTAAATGTTAAAACGACAAGCGATAGACCATAATATCTGTTCGTGCGGTAAGAAGAAATACACAAAGAGGTTAGCCCAAGAGTTAAAAAACAGCATTCTAAAAAAGTTCGGCAAACAATTATTTATCTATCAGTGCAAATTTTGTAATTATTTTCATCTAACGAAGAAAAATTGGAATAGTAAAAAATAAAATGGCAACAGAAAAGAACAAGGTCGGAAGACCACTAAAATTCAAAAATGCAAAAGAACTTCAAAAGAAGATTGATGTTTATTTCAAGAGCTGTTGGGATTATAAGAGAGATTTATTCGGTAATAGAATTTATGATAAGGCGACAAAACCAAAACAACCAATTATGGTTCAAATCAGGCCATATACAATAACCGGATTAGCGGTTTCACTTGGAACTTTCAGAGATGTTTTGATTGATTATGAAACAAAATATAGCGAACTATATGATAAAGAGTTTTCCAACACTATAAAAAGAGCAAAAGAGATGTGCCATCAATATGCAGAAGATAGTTTATTTATTGGTAAAAATCCAACAGGTGCTATTTTTAATCTAAAAAATAATTACCGATGGGAAGATAAAACTAAACAAGAACACTCTGGTAATTTATCTCTAACAGAAATTTTAAAAAAAGCTGATTCGGAGCAAGAAGATTAAATATTATGCCAACTGGGATTTATCAACGGAAAAAAGGATATAAATTATTTAAAAATACTGGCGATAAAAATCCTGCCAAAAGAATTGAAGTAAGAAAAAAAATAAGTGAGGCGATGAAGGGTAATAAAAATGGTATAGGAAATAAAAGTAGAACTGGTATTAAAAGTTCTGAAGAAACAAAAATAAAAATAAGTTTAGCAAATTTAGGAAAGATAAAATATTGGAAAGGTGAAGAAGCAACCTATTCTTCTAAACATCACTGGGTCAGAAATCATAAAGGTAAACCTAAGATATGTGAGAATTGCGGAAAATCAGCTAAACATTGGGCGAACATAGATCATAAATACCATAGAGATTTAGATGACTATATTGCTCTTTGTGTTAAATGCCATAAAAAATATGACAGAAAGTTCTAATAATAATTCAAAACTTGTTAATCAGTTTCGGAAGAGTCCTATATTTTTTATTGAGAAAGTTTGGGGCTTAACCCCACAGCCACTCAAAGAAGAATACAAAGATAAAGTTAAATCAGTTTCTTTAAAAGAAATAAAAGCGAGTTGGTTTTTACCTTTTGAAAAGGGAAAGCATATCACTTGGCAACAATGGGTAATTTTATTATCAGTTGAAAAGGCTTTAAAATATGCCGCGCCAAAAAGAATATCAGTTGCATCTGGCCACGGAGTAGGCAAATCAGGGACTCTATCTTGGCTTATACTCTGGTACTTATTTTGTTTTAAAGACGCGCAGATCCCTTGCACTGCCCCAACATCAGAACAAATGCACGATGTTTTATGGAAAGAAGTTGCTATTTGGCTTGATAGAATGCCAAAGGAGATTAAGGCCTTGTATGAGTGGTCGGCTGGATATGTAAGGATTAAAGAAAGCCCGGAAACCTGGTTTGCAAGGGCAAGAACAGCGCGCAAAGAAAACCCGGAGGCCTTGGCTGGTATTCACGGAGATCACGTTATGATTCTTTGCGATGAGGCAAGTGGTATTCCAAATGAAATATTCAGACCGGCAGAGGGAGCTTTAACGAATGAAAATGTTTTAATTATTTTAATTTCAAACCCTACAAGGCTTATAGGATATTTCTACGACACTCATCACTCTGATAAATTAAACTGGCAGACATTACAATTTACGTCAGAAGACAGTCCAATTGTTGAGCCAGATTATTGCGAAAGAATTAAAAGCAAATATGGAGAGGATTCAGATGAGTTGAGGTTTATGGTTAAAGGTACTTTTCCAAAAGAGGATTTAATTGATGACAAAGGATATGTTCCTCTCTTAGTTGAGAATGATTTAAAAAATACTACAAACGAAGAATTTATCGGGGAAATAAGGCTTGGTGTTGACCCTTCCGGAATGGGAAAGAATAAAACGTCTTGGGTTGCAAGAGATAAGTTTAAAATGAAGATTGTTGCAAACGAGGAAACAAGCAACGGGAAATCTATCGCACAGAAAACAATAATGATAATGGAGCAGTTAGGAATGATTACACAGCGACCGAATATGTTGATTAGAGAACCTCAAATTAAGTTTTATAAGAATGTTATCTTTGATGGATTTGGAATTGGAATTGATGCAGTAAAAGAAATGGCTTTGGCTGGATATAATGTGAATGTTGTAAATGTTGGAGAAAGACCAACAGGAAACTCAATGGAAGATGAAGAAGACAGAAATTTATATATTAACAAGCGCGCAATGGCTTATGATAGATTTAAGAAATGGGCCAGACAAGGAGGAGAGTTTGTGAATGTTGAGAAGTGGAAACCTATTTTGCAAATTAAATACCGCAGAGAGTTATCCGGCAAAATGAAGATAATGGGGAAAGATGAGATGCGCAAGTTAGGAATACAAAGCCCAGATGATTGTGATGCAGGTTCTTTAACTTTTATTGAAAGGGAAGAACTGCAAGCAAAGTATAAAAAATTTAAACAGCCAGAGTGGGAGGCCACCTCTGACTATGAGGGAAAATAATGGAAGAAAAACGAACACCAGTATATTTTAATAGTGATGAGTTGAGAGTTTGGAAATGGGTTTGTAAAAATTACGAAGTGTTTAGCGTTGCGGAAAAATTGAAAGGCTGTAAGATTATCTTTAACAACAGTCCGGAAGGAAAAGTAATACCGGAATTTAATGTCTATAATCCAAAGACATTCAACAATTTTACTGCATAAAATCTTCGGTGGAAAACTTTTTATAATCTTGTGTTATTATATATTTGAGGCAATAACTTGCCTTATAAAAAAGATTCTTCGCTAACCTAAAAAAGAGGGGGCGATGACAGAGTTTCTGACGAAAGTCGGGGCTTCTGTTGTCGCCCTTTTTGTTTACAATTTTTAGATAGGCTTTTGCTCTCACTCTTTATGAGTTCGCCTATTTTAAGAGCCAAGATATGGATATGCTACGGCACAATCCTATCTAAAAACTATAAACAAATGAACTTTATACCAAGACAATTAGCGGACACTTTGACAGAAATCGCCTGTAAACAATACAAGGTGGGTTTTGAATTTAAACAGGGGAGATTAGAAGAGATAAGAAAAAACGAGGAGTTTTATTATGGCAGAAAAATAAAAATGCCTAAGGGCAGGTTTGGAGTCCCATTGCCTACAATGTCAGGATTTGTTGATACATTGATGTCAAAGATTGATGACGCGCCCATTGTTAAGTTTGACCACGGAGATGATATTGCTGATTTAAAGATTGCGAGAAAAGTGTCGGCAGTTTGGCAAAAAGACCAGCATCCTAATAGGGCTAATTGGTCTTTAAAAGACAGGTGGGAAAAGAAACTTGCTTGTTTTTCAGGCAGGGCTATTTCAAAGATTTATTCAGAATCAGACCCGGCTTATAAAAATTATTATGAAGTTGTTGACCACGAAGATTTTATAACAGAGCCTATGGGTGGCGGAGAATTGGAAGCGCATTTGTTTAAAGGGCAAGATAATATATTCAGAAGCAAGGCAATTTTAAAAAGAAATGCAGGAATTGGATTATATGAACCACAACAAGTTGCAAAATTGATTTTGAGTTATAACGATGAAACTTACGCTAAGGCAGAAGATATTTATAAAGCAAAAGCAAAGAGAATGGAACGCCTCGGGCTAAACTTGTCAGCTAACACTTATGTCGGCCAGTCAATGTTTAGGCTTATTGAGTGGGTAATGGAATACGAGGGCGAACAGTATTATTTATTGTTCTGTCCTATTACAAGAATTTGGGTTCGCGCGCACAAATTAAAAGATGTATTTGAATCAGGATTAAGCCCGTGGACTTCTTGGGCCACACACGAAGATGCTTTTAACTTCTGGTCTAAGGCTCCTTGCGACGATATAAGGCCTATTGCAGACTCAATTGATACTTTATTCAACCAAGCACTGGATAACCGCTACAAACGCAATTTTGGTATGAGAGCGTTTGACCCGGATGTATTCAAAAACCCGGAGGAACTTATTTGGAAACCAGATGGATTAGTGCAGGCTACTGGAAAACTTAAAGCTATCAATCAAGGTATTTACGAGTTCAAGACAGAGGAGATTACCGGGACAGTTGATTTGATACAGTTCCTTGATTTTTACGGAGGAAAGAAAACAGGTATAAATCCGCAGGATCAAGGCGCATTAGATAAAAACGAGCAGAAAGTTGGAATATATTTTGGAAACTTGCAACAGATGGCTGATAGATTGGGGCTTTATAACAAGTCTTACAAAGAGAGCTATGCTCATAAGGGATTGAGATATGCCTGGGGAGTTGCAGAACACCTAACAGAACCAGAGGCTGTAAAGATAATCGGAGAAGACGGAGTTGAATTTACAGAATTGACAAGGGGCGAAGCTAAGAAGGCCCCGGATTTAGATATTGTTATTACTGGAGGTTCTGCCGAAGTTATGGCAAATGAAGCAAAGGCGAAGAAAAGAGAAAATGTCTTGATGCTTATTTCAAAAGACCAAGTGTTAAGAAGTCAGATAAATCCTCAATGGTATTTACAAGAAACTTTAAAGCAAGGTTCTTTTGACGAGAATGAAATCAAGGTTGCCGTAAGCAAAGACCCATTAAGCCTTGAAATGATGTCAGATGCTTCTAACGCAATACAAATGATTTTACAAGGCAAGAAACCAAAAAAGAGAATGTCGGCCGATACAAGTTTTATTGAATATATTATAAATTTCGCAAATGACAAGGAGTTAAAAATGAATGAATTTGTCGCTTTAATGGAGTACGCCAAAGCTCATTTACCGATTGTCAAAAAGAATATGGTAAGGCGCGCTTTGAGCATTAGAAACGAGCTTGTAATCAATCGGGCAAAGAGCGGAATTGAAGACCCTAATAAGCTGAATATAGACGAAACTACGCGAGTGTCAGAACCAGTCCCGGGAATAAGCCAGCCGATACAAGGGAACGCAGCCACAAACTTATTAAAAGGCACAGCTCAATAATATGGAGCTCTTAGAGAAAATAGAAAAACTAAAATCTGAATATACTTTTGAACAGGATAAGGCGGTAATGACTTCTCTTTCAAAAAGGGTAAGGTCTGCACTTGTAAAGCAGGGAGTTGCAAAATCTGATGGCATTAAATTAGCCTTAGAGGAAATCAATAATAAAATTAAAGACATTTCTTATTTGATATGTTTCTCAAAGGATTTAGAAGAAAAAGAACGCCAGAGATTATTTCAACAGAGAGAAGATTACCAATGGTTTGTTTCATTTTTCCAGCCGGAGAAAGATATAAAATTCATAGAGGAATATATAAATAAAGAATTAGAATAGAAAGATTATGGAAGAGGAAAAAATAACAACCAAGGAGGACATTGAAAAAGGAAAGAAACAAAAGCAGTCAAAGTTTAGAAGAATTGAAAACTATTTAGAAGCATTTGAATTGTTTAAAGACAGAGCGTACAGATTTACAAGAGATATTATTGGCGAAAGTAAAAAAGAAATGACTGCCCGCGCGTTAGCTTTCTGCAAGATGAATGGAGAAGCGCTTGTGGTGATAATGGACATCAAAAGGGACGTAATTACGATAGCTCACAAGGACGATTTTATGACGACAGATATTCAAAGTCCCTTATTACACACTAACCAGAATTTACTTAAAAAGGTCGTTTATAAAAAGTTTTCTGACCCTAAAAAGGCAGAAGAAGCGCTAAAAGAGTTCTTAGATATTCAACAGACTCTTTTCGTGAACTTCTTACGAATTGTAAATAACAAAGAGGAGGAGGAAGAAAATAATAACGAACAAAAAGATTAAAAACAATGGCAAAACCAAAAGCAACAAAATCAGTGGAAACAAAACCAGACGCCACTGAAACTCCTGAACCAACTAAAAATTCAGTAGTTGTTAAATTTGAAACAGGAACAAGAGTTTACTCCTTGGAAAAACACGGAGAGAATTTTCAGGAATTGGCAGAAGAATTTGTTTCAAAGAATCCAGGAGCAAGAAAAATTGTTAAATAATTAAATCTATTTGTCTGCTCTTTATGGGGATTATCTTTTATCAAGCAGTTAAAATCTTCTGCAAAGGTAGATGTATAATCCTCGCCAAGAGCAGACAATTTGAGCCGGAAGGCCAAATGAGGCGTGATTAGCCCGCGAAAGCAAAGTAATCAGGTTTGAGATGTCCTTAAAACATCCTAAAAATTATGGCAGTAGAAATAAAAGACGATTTAGAGGGAATCAATGAACCCCTTGACGAAGAGTCAAAAAAAATCATTGACGAAATGAAGGCCGAAAATGAGCCTGAAAAGAAAGACGAACCCGAAGGCAATAAGGGTTCAGAGAAGAAAGAAGAAAAAGCGGAAGAAAAGGAAGAGGAGAAAGTTGAAGAAAAGAAAGAAGAAAAAAAAGATGATGGGGAAGATGGTGATAAAAAGCCAGAAAAAACCCCTCGCACTCCCAAGATGATGCCAGCTTGGGAACACGAAAAGAGTAAGAGCCAATGGGGAAAAGAAAAAGAGCAACTTGAAATCCAAATTACTGAATTAAGCAAAAAAGTTGACAGCAAAGATACAAAGCCTGAACAGGCCGATGCTATCAAAAAATTTGCTGAAAAACATAACTGGGACGAAGAAACAGTTAAGGACTTCTTAGACTTGGCAGGGCTATCTTCTTTGGAGAAGAAAGTAATGAGCAAGTTTGAGGGATTTGAAAGGCATAATTCAGAGGTATTTCAAGAGCAAGAATTTTCCAGAGATTATTCAAAGAGTGTGTCTCCTTTGTTAAAGGCAGACAATATTTCAGAGGATAAGACAGACCAAGTCAAAAAGATAATTCACGATTTGGCGTTCACAGAAAAGTACGCTAAAAACGACCTTGATGATGTTTATCTAATAGCCAAACAAAAAGGGTTCTTAGATGACTATTTACCAGTAGAGAGAAAGAAATCTGCTGAAAATTCAAGGGGCGGAGCATCGGGAGTAACAGGCAAAGAAAAGGGCGAAGACACATTGGAAGAAATAATGGAAAAATCCGATGAAGACTTTGAGAAATGGTCTGATGAACAAGGAAAAAAACAATCTTCAAGGACTTACTCTGTACCGGGACAATAATTTACCAAAAAGATTTTAAACGATGGGTGCAAATCCAAATACTTTATCTCCTTCTAAGCCGACATATCTGTCGCGCAGAATGCAGATAAAGAGAGGCAAAATGACGATTTATAAAGAAATCGTCAATATGGAAGAGCAGTCCACCCTTGTAAAGGGAACTGCTGTTTCAAGACCATATCGTTCAGCATTGGTTGTTAAAACCCTTGCAGCGGATGGCGCATACGAAAGACAAGCAATTACAGACACAACAGAGACTTTGACTGTTGACACGCAGAATGTAATTGCCATCTATGTAACAGATGTAGATGCTTTGCAAACAAATTACAATACAAAAAACCAGTATGGTGATGATGCAATGAAGAGGATGGACGAACACCTTGACGGAGACATACTCGGTGAGTATTCTTCTGCAAGTTCTGTTGTTGGAGCCTACGAAGTAGCAGGCACAGGTTCAGCAAGCGATGGATTGGGATTTACATTGACAACTTCAAATATCCTTTCTGTATTCTCAAAAGTGAGAACAAAACTTCAAAGGAAGCATATTCCTATGAACGACAGATGGGCCATTATATCGCCGGAGTTCTTTGAGGTCTTAATGCAATTTATTGCAGGAAGAGAATCATTGCTCGGAGATAAGGTTGGAACAAATCCTAAGGAGATGGGGACATACGGAGGATTCAGACTTTTTGTTTCTGAAGCAACAGGTTGGTCTGCAAGATTGGAAATGGCAACAATAGCAACTGATACCGATACGATTGTCATCAATGGAGCTACATTTACTGCTGATGCTGATGGCGCTGCGGTAGGAGCCGGGCATTTCTCAATACAAACCACTGCTACATTATGCTGTGGACAGTTAGCTGATGCTATCAATAATTCAGAAGAGTACGCAGCAAGCGTGGGAACTGTTGATACCTATATTGAACTCACAGCAGCCAATAGAGCGAAGCTGGAAGGCATCACTGCTTCATTTACTGCCGGAGATGAATATCTAACCTTAAAGGGAGAGGGTGTAGGTTATGTGGTTGTTTCTGAAACATTGACTACAACAGCCAATACTTGGACTTCTACATATCAAATTCAACACAACTTATTCGGACAAGGAAAACCGATTGACTTGGTTGTTCAAAAATATCCAAAGATTGCATTCAAAGACAGATCAGATGCTTCTTTCGGATATATTGGCCAAGATATGGTTGTTTGGGATTTGTATGGATTGAAAACATTTACAGAGGGCGCGGATGCCTTAGTTGATGTTCAAATTCTTTCGGGAGGGTTTTAGTAGTAATTGAGTAATCGGGGTTGGGCAGTAACTCTGCCCTTCTCCGAAAACTCCGCAAAATAATGAGCAAAACAATTTTATACATAGTTATCGGAATTGTTGCGGTTACTCTTTTACTAATAGGGTATAACACATTGAGTCCAACATTGGGCGGATTAGTCCATAATGCCATTGAGCAGTTTAGCCCAGGCATTATGGTTGGAGATGCCCAAACTCCTGCTTGTATTAAAGTTATGGATACAGACAAAGGAGGTTGGAGTTATATGACGTTCCTTAATGGAGTTGGAACAGTAACAGGGGGTTCTGCGGCGGATTTGGCAACAGATAATTGGCAAATCCCAACTGCTTGTACAAACGCCTCAACAATTCAAGGAAAATAATAATTTTTCCGCTTTGCTCCTGAATATATTTTGGGGGCAAAATCGGGAAAATAATAATTAAAAAGATAAAATAATGAAGACAAATTATTTTAAATTTATAGGATATGCCTTATTAGCACTATTATTTATAACGGCCTCCTATTCTTTTATAAGTACAGGAGAACCAGTTAAAGAGGTTTTAGGCGCTCTTGGGACAGAGGGCGAATACTCTGTTGTAACGACAACAGGAGAAAGTTGGGAAAAGATTTCAAGTGTTCCTGTGATATTGCACAGAGTTATATTTGGAACTGCCAGCGATGAATTATATCTGGCGAACGCAACTACTACGCCATCAACAAATGGAGCTTTTTATATAAAAGCAACAGTTCCGGCAACATTTGATATGGATATGATAATGTCAAGTGGAATGGTTGCCTATGTGACCTCAACAAGAGGTGTCATTTTTGTAACATCTCCATATAAATAAAAAATGATAATAGAACCGGGTAAAAAATTTATAATCACCCGACAATTAGGAAACCCCGCTGACACAGGGACTTATTACGTTCGCGCTTTTATTCGTAATGCGGAAACAGATACGCTTTTGGCAACAGTCAATTTAACCGATAAAGGAGACCAGCGATTCCGCGGAGAATGGAATGTTCCTTATAAGCAGATTGATGATTATTTTGTAACCATTACGTCTTTTGTTTATACGGATTCAGGATATACGACAGAAAGTGAAGATTACGAAAGAGTTGAAGACCAATATCAGGTAGCTCAAAAACAATTAGGGGGCGGTGGAGGAGGCGGAACGATAGTAAAAAAGCCGGATTATAACGAAATACGCAAAATTATCAAAGAGGAGATAGAGATTATTAAGTTTCCGGAATTAAAAGTTGACTTGTCGCCAATCATTTCTAATTTGAACGAGGTTATAGAGAGTGTTGAAGCCATTAAAAATAAAGAATATCCGAAGCAGGAAAAGATTGACCTGAACCCCATATTGGAAAAGATTTTAGGTATAGAACGCGAGATAACATTTTTAAATAAAAAAGCATCTTTGCTTGAAAACACCGATTTAAACCCGGTTATTTCATATATGCACGACTTGGACACTTCTATAAAAGATAAGAAAGAGATTACAGAACTTCAAAATAAATTGTTAGATTTATCAAAGTCGCTGGAAGAATTTATTACGGAAGTGAAAGCTCCCAAGCTGAAATCGTTTGAAGAAGTTATCTCTGAAATAAAACATTTTAACGATAAAAGACCCTCCCATAAGTTAAGAAGAAAGTTTATATAATAAAATGAGCATTAAAGAAGTACTATTATTATCAATGCTATCGGCGGTTGCGCTCTGCACCGGGCTTTATTTTATTGGAGATAATTATGATAGTTCTTTGGGAGGCACAATATCAAAAATTGAAAGACAATATTTTACGAGAAGCGGGACAACACTTACTCCGAAAACTGCTAATGATTCTATAAACTTGGGAACAGGCCTGTTGACTTCAAGCGGTTTGATACAAGGACAGATTTCTACTCCGGCAAATCCCAGTTCCGGGTACAACAAACTATATTTTAAATCAGACGATAAACTGTACCAACTTACATCTGCCGGGGCAGAAACGGAGATTGGGACTGGCGGAGCAGGAGATGTAACAGATGTTGGCGACTGTGCTTCCGGAGTGTGTTTAGACGGCACTTCTGACGGGGGAACTTGGATTAAATTTTATGATGCACAAGGCGCAGGCCAGCTTATAAACGGGAATCTGACAGGCGTACAAACTTGGACTATGCCGGATGCAACAGGAACTGTAGCGCTTACCACAAGCACAGTGGCAGCGGCCTCGGCTTTGGCCGCAGATCCGTCTGACTGCGCGGCAAACCAATTTGCCAATGCTATTGCTACATCGGGCAACCTTACTTGCGCGGCTTTGGCTGACGCAGATATTCCTAATAGCATAACGATAGATTCAGCCACCGGGGCAACCAACGCAGTAAATATTGGGATAACTAATGATACTACAACCAGTGCAACAATGTACCCTTTATGGGTAACGGCAAATACAGGAAATTTACCAGCGAAAGTGTCATCAACGAAATTATCTTTTAATCCTTCAACCGGGATTCTGACTTCTACCGGATTCTCCGGCCCATTAACAGGAGCAGTAACCGGCAACGCATCTACTGCGACTGCGTTGGCAGCCAATGGAGCAAATTGCAACGCCGGTGAATCTCCTTTGGGGGTTGATGCTTCTGGCGCGGCGGAAGGTTGTTTTGCCGTGGTTACGGGTACGCCTTGGACTGGTATGGGTTATTTAACTGTTGAAACAGATCCGCAGGTGGGAACTCTTACAAACACAAAATGGTGTACAACAGACGGCTCGGCGGTAAACTGCGCAACAGATGCTCCAATTTTAGTGGAGGTTGATGGTTCTACAACCAACGAATTGCCGACAGCCGGGTTTGCGATTGACGTTTCTACTGCGGAGGTAGCCTTTGACCCGACAGAGATTACGGGAGGCACAACTTGGGACGATGGTGGGGAAGCCAGTGTAATTTGGGCCTGGGCTTTATCTGGCGCGACAGACCCGCAAATTACCTTTGCAAATGATTTAATGACTTTGGCTAACGGCTTAACTTTAACAACTGGCAATAATTTTATTATAGGCACAACTCAATGGAACTCGGCTGATAAAATAGACGGAACAAAAATTAAAGATGCTGACTATGGAGATGTGGTTATAGACGTGAATGGCGATTGGCAGGTTTCAGAAGCCACAGCGTTGGCGGCCGACCCGGCAGACTGTGGGGCCGGAACAGTTGCCACAGCCATTGCCGCCTCTGGGGCTTTGACTTGCTCTATTACTCCGATAGTTTCTGCTAATATAGACACTTCTTCTGAATTAACAACTATTTTAACAGACGAGGACGGAACAGGAACGTGCGGAACAGGTATGATTTGCATAGGAGGACACACACACCCGACAACAGAAGTTTCGGGGGTTAACGCAGGAACAGACTTGACTGCCGACTTAGAAGAAGAAACTCACGCTTCTGAACACGCAGTGAGCGCGGCAGACACAGTGTTTCCAGCAGACCCTAATGCTGATAAATATCTGATGTGGGATGACGACCCCGGAGCTTTGGTTTGGCAAACAGTAGCCGGTAGCGGAGATATTACTGCGGTTGGAGATTGCGCGGACGGCGCTTGCTTTGATGGAACGCAGGGAACAACTTTAACTTTTAACAACGCAGGAGGCGATGGAATATTTGCTTATGATGGCACTTCTTTTACTTTTGACAAACCAATAGTAGTAACAGGGCTTGTAACTTCTTCTATTGGCTTTGATGGAGTGGGAGCTGTAGATTTAGACTATGGCTCGGCCGATATTACAGACCATACTTTTGTAACAGACGGGACTGGCGATGGTGAGATAGTATTGCCCAATGATTCAATAGGGCAAGACGAGATAGATTTCTCCACAGTAACAGGGGCGGATTTAACTCTGACAGATGCTGGTGCAATTACTTCTACCGGGACGATAACCGCGGCCGTAGGTTTTGATTGCACAGGGGCCGCAGATTGCGACTTTGGAAGCGCAGATATTCTTGATTTAACATTTACAAACAACGATTCTGTTATTATTTTTGATGCTGGAATTACAATTTCAACAGGAGACCATTTAACTGTTGGAGCAATCCAGTGGGACAATGGTTCAGACTATATTGACGGAGAACAGATAGCGGCCGATACGATAGATGATGATAGTATAGATTTTGCCGATGTTACCGGGGCAGACATTACTTTAACCGATGCCGGAGTGATAACATCAAGCGGAACAATAACCTCTTCTGGTACTTTTGATGTAACCGGAGCAGTTGGTTTTGTTTTAGGAAGCGCTGACGTTACAAGTTTTACCTTTACTTCTGACGGCACAGGCAACGGAGAGTTTACATTCCCCGCTGACGTGATAGGAGACGCTGACATTGATTGGGGAACAGGGGCGGGACAAGTGTCTGGGGCTGACATAACCTTTGCAGAGGGAGATATGACTGACTCAACGATTGTAACGGCCGATGTAAAAGATAACGATTTAACTGCTTCCGACCTTGCGGACTCTCTTGATTTTGGAGGAGATACAAGTTTTGAAATACCAAATGCGGCTGGGCCGACTGTAAACGCCGCAGGAGAAATTGCGATAGATACAACCACTGACCAATTTATTTATTACGGAGGAGCAAAAAGAGTATTAACTTATCAAAAGCAGTTCTGTTTCTCCTTGGAAGACCCTGTGGACGCTGATGATAATGTACCAGTTCATTTCCCAAGAATGCCTATAACAGTAACCGATGTGTATTGCGAGGTTGATGGGGGAACTTCTGTTTCAATGACCCTATCAGACGGCACTAATGCTTTGGAAGCCA